TTTTTGATCTACTACTACATCCATTTTGAACCCATTTACAAATTGTAATGTTGGAGCTTCTTCTTCTGAAGTAACGGTTAATGCTAATAATTCGGCATTAATTTCTTCCATTGGTATTTGACCATCAGAACAATTTTCAATAAGTAAGTCTATTTTTTTAAGATACCTTAAAATTATAATTAAACATATAATTAAAAATATTAAGGCAATTATTAAAGCTTTTCTAAGTTCTTTTTGGATATTTTCTAAATCTTTAAATAAATCTTCTATACCCTGCAATTTGGCAAGTAAACTATAAGGTACACCGGTACCAGGAGGAGTAGCAACTGGAAAAGGTAATGAAGAGATTGCTATTTTTCCGGATTTAAATTGTATACTTAAATATAAAAATATGGCGGCTAATACGGTGTTTAATATAATAACACCGTATATTTGATTAAGTTGTCGAACAATAGAATTACGACGAGCTATACACGCTCTTAACAAAGCATTATTAGGACATTTATATTGTTTAGCATCGGCTTGTGCTAATTTGGTTATACCAAATAATATAAATAACCCAATAGCTAGTGGTAAAAGTTTATTTTGAACAATACTTGCAAATTTTAATACTCTATTTTTTAATGCAACTATAGTTTTTTCTACAACACTTAAAGCTATATTTGCTGCTTTTTCAGCAGCACCATTCATTTCTTTTTTAATTTTTTCTGCTTCTATTTGAGCAGCTTCCTTTATATTTATTAAACCTTTAATAGGTAAGTTTTGTGGTACCTCGTTAGCTCCAGTTAAAATTTGTTGAGTATCAGGAGCATAATTATCCATTTCAAATAATAGAAATGGTTTTACTAATACTTTATTACCTAATGCTGGGATAACAGGAACACCAAATCTAAATGTAAATTCTCCTTTTGCATCTGATTTGAGAAATTTTTCTGGTGCTTTACTATCGTATTTAAATACTTGTTTTTTAGTAATTATAGTTTCCTTTTGTCCTTTATCATTAACTATATTTTCTTTTACATCTACAGTTTCAGGTATCATTGGAAACAATGATATTTCAGGAGTGATTTTTACACCCTGAATTGGTAGGTTTGTTTGTTTATCGTAAACTCTTCCAGTTGTTGAAAAAGTTTGGATAACAGGAACATATTGTTTTAATGTATTAAGATATTCTTTAGCAGAAAAATTCTTAACTCTATTTCTAACATCTTCAACTGTAACTCCAGGAGGTAGAGCCCCACTAGCCTGTGCCTTTGCTGCTTCTGCTTTAGCTACTAAATCCTTACCTTTAGGGGATTGAAGAAAGACATTAGCTAAATCTAATAATGCTTTTTGATCTATCATATTAAGCTAATTTTACTTTTCGTGACACTAAATTTGGAATTTGATTCTGAATGTTAGTTATAGAATCTTTCATTAAATAAGCAACAGCAGGAGTAGCGTTTAATGATGGTTCTTTATTTAAAGCATCAGCTAACTGCATTAAACTATTTAATAATGATGAAAATTGATCCATAAATGCATCTCCTAATACTGCGGATTGAGCAGCATTAACTTGACCTATAGAAACATTACCTGAATTGGAAAGTATACTAACATTCCCATTTTGAGATTTTATACCAACATCTTCTATAGCTTCTAAAACTATTGATTTTTTAGATGATAATAAAATACTATCTGAAGTAGTATTAAATAATAATCGACCTGAATTTAATATTACTTGGGGTTGATTAAATGATTTAGGAGATATTGGAGCTTTAGAAATTACAGCAGAAAAAGGTATTGTAGATGTTTCACCTTCAACTTTTTTAGCTACTGCTACATCTATTGGAATTTGTTGGTCTGATGTTAAATATGCAGATGATAAATCTGTATTTATATCTTCAGTTACAGGAACCCAACCATCAGTTTGTGATGCCGCAGGTTGACCATTTCTTAAAATAGTAATTGGATTACCATTTGCTCCACTTTTAGACCAATTATTTGTTATTTCAGCTGTTACATTTGAAGTAGCTCCTAAACGAATACTATTTCCAAATCTACCTTCAAATATATTATCACCTGCAAAAGGTAAAATAGGATGAATATTTGGTTTTTCAATAAAAGTACCACCACTATTACCATTTAAATTAAGTGTTAGTGGTTGAGTTGATTGTTTTTGAATGTTTCCTGCTGTTATATCAAATACAGATTTTTGCATTGATGGAGCTGAAGTATTATAGGGTGCATAATTATCTGGAAATGCATTGTGATGTTGACTATTCCAAAGACCTATAGGATTTAAATAGTAATAATCACCATTACCACTAATCTGTGTTTTTTCCTGGTTAGGTAAAAAGAATAGTAATACAAATTCGTTAACTAGAGGATAATTTTTTAAAAAGGGTAATAAAGGTCTTGCAAATGATCCCTTAGTATTATTTTTCGTTTGGGCACTAGGTGCAGCTTCAGTTAATTGAAATTTAATAGTTCCAATACCTGACCATCCTCCTACAGATGTAAAATACTCAGAATTTGAATTTAAAACAACACCAATAACCCTAGCACTAATTACACTATTAGATAGTGAATCAAGAGCACTAAGGGCAGATGAGTTAGATGATGAAGAACCACCTGAAATTGCAGCAACACCAGTCTTAAGCATTATTTATCTTTATTTTCTTTAAAATCATTATTTAATTTATCTAACTCAGCCATTAGTTGTTCTTTTTCAATTTCACTAATACCTGATGAATCATTGCTAGTACTTGTATTAAGCGCACGTTGTACTATAGTAGCCATTTTAATTAATTGTTCATCGTTACGAACACCAATTTCTAGATATTCTTTTATAAGTGGTACAATTAAAGTGGCGTCTCCAATATCAGCAATTAATGGTTTTAATTCCGATATTAGACCCGAGATTTGTTTTTCTTTTCGTTTTTGATTGTCGTAGATTTCTCCTAGAATGTCGGAAAAGCTTTTTTTACCGAATATAATACTATCTAATCCCATAATACATTTTTGTTATAAATATGGATATAGAAAAGATTTAAAATTTACACCACCCGTTTTCTAAATAAAAGATATATTGTTTTTTAAATATATCATATAATTGATCCGCTATTTTGGTAATTTTGGGGGTTTTAACATCTATAATTTCTCTTATATAAATGTAAAGTGCTTTTTTATTAAAAATTTCTATAGTCTCCTTGTTTCTAAATAATTCTAAAATTGCATCCGCTATTTGAGCATCATTCTTTTTAGGAAACAATTCAAATATATTTTCGGTAACATAATCTACATATAAATCTATATATTTAGATAAATCATCTTTTACCTCATTTTCATTTTCATCCATACTATATGAATGAGTAGATCCTTCATTAGTTAAAACTTCAATATCTAATTTTTGGATTTTTTTACTGTAGTTTTTAGTGTTGTATAATATTAACCAACGTTTAACTATGGTACCAAAGTATGAATATGCTTTAGCTCCCCTGGTTGGGTCAAATAAATGCATTTTTGATAGTAAGAATGTAATTATCTCATGTTGAAGATGTTCTAAATTCTCTACTTCAGTATGGTAGAATTTAAAAGTATGAATAATATTTTGAGTAAGCTTAAAGAAGGGGTAATGTATCTCTTCTTCATATATCTTACTTCGTTTTACTGAACATTTTTCATTATTATATCTTACAATGGCTAATTCAGTATCGTGAGTAAAGTAATTTTTGCTTTTAGGATTTCTGGTTTTTTTGATCATTAGTTAATTTTAAAACGTGATATACTTTTTTGTATAACCTTTATTTGTTCAAAAAACCAACCAATTTCATCATCACTATTAAACAAACCTTTATCATCAATTTGCTTAAGGCGTTTATCAGCGGCATCAATTTCGTCCCCAAATTCTTTAACGAAGTCACTATATTTAGATATAAGATCTTCTAGCTTTTCAGCTTTCCTTAAAAGGTTAAAGGTCGTGTATCCTAAGATAACGACCAATATTCCTAATATTATTGTAATAATTTCTAGTGTCATAAACTATCTAACATGCTTTTTAGTCCTGGGCTTGATACTGAGTTGAGTGCTTTGGATTTAGTACTTTTGTTTGTTGATAATGTATAATTACTTTTTTGCTGGGACACGGAATTTTTAACATCTCCTCTTAATTTAGGTAACCATTCCACTTCAAATTCAATTCTGGCAGCCATTAAATCAGCTTGGTGTAAGATAAATGGAAGTGATGTACGAGGTTTTTGTTCAACACCCCACCCCATTAAATACTTTTTATTGGCATCATCATATAAACCATCATGTGTCTGAATGGCAACCATTTCATTAAATGAATATTGGATACCATGTGATTGAAGTAAAAATAAGCTACGGTCTGGAACAGATGCAAATGCTAATTTGGTATTAAACATATAGTCTTCACCTAATTTATCTTTTCTCCATTGATCAGTTTGAGGTATATAAGCATCATTTTCTTCATCTCCTAATTTACCTAGGTCATGATTAATAGCTGCAAATACTAATTCTTCCTGGGTGAATGTAGACATATCTGCTCCAAATCCTTCCCAAACAGCTGATAGTGCTAAGGCACCACGAACTACTCTATTAACATGATCTACATATCCTCCTGGGAATGCACTATGATATTCTTTTTTATGAGCCGCAGGCATTAAAATAACACGGTCTTCATATTTTTTATAGAATTCAAGTAATTTTTGTTTCCTATCTCCAGTAATGTAAGTTTCAATATTGGAGTTAAATTCGATCCAATTAGCTTGGAGTTTTTCTGCTGTTAGTTGCATAACCTATTTTATTTAAATTTATTATCTATTAATTTCGTTTGGTGTAGTTGGTTCGTTATCGATTGCGGATTTGATTTCCTCAATTTCTTCCATGCCTTCTTCAATTCTTAATTTAAATTGCGAAATAGGTTGAGCCGTATTTACCATGTATCTTAAGGTAGCAAATGTACCTTCTAATTTTTCTAATCTTTTCGTAATGTATTCTCGATTTTTCATAATTAAATTTATGTTTAAAACAGGGTATACCATATACCCCTTGTTGCCTCTATTTCCCTACCCTTTTCATTCCCATTTTTCCAAAACCCTGTAATTCAAAGTTACGGAAAATAAGTTAAATAGCCAAGTTATTTTTAAAAGCTTCTTTAAGTTTTTTTATTTTTAATAGTTGGGCGCATCTTTCATATTCCTCTGTACTCTCAAAATATTGAAGAGCTTGATCTAGAGTAGTAATAAAGGGTTCCATTTTAAAATCAAGCAAGGCATTTAAATGGTATTTATTATTTAAATCAATTTGACTTATATAATGCCATGCTCTATTGTAAACGGTAAACATTGAAGCATTCTTTGTAGTTTCCACATCATAACTAGGATGTTCTTTCTTCAAGAATTTATCTAATTTTTGGTGAAATATTGAATGATTTGCAATTAATTTAGTGAACATGCCAATTTTAGTAAAGGGGTCTTCTTTGAGAAGAGTTGCATTTTGTTCAATTTCTTCCTTTACTTTCGGGTGGTGATCAAATAAATCAAATATTTTATTTTTATTTACCATAGGGGGTAATTTATTATAAATATATTATAAATCCAAACCATCTAATTCTAAATCATCCAATTCGGTTTCTATCTCCTTTTTTATTGTAATCAAATTATCATATTCAGATACAATATCAATTTTCGCAGGATTTTCTGGGTGATATTTCCATAATTCTTCCATTACTGTAGATACTGAAATTAAATCATTAATTAAATCAGCTTTTAAATTTTCTTTAATTGCTTCTTGATTTTCTTCATCAAAATCTCTTTGATTCATTCTAAATGTTTCTTTGTAAGACATAATTTTAGTTTTTAGTTATTATTTTTTTAAATTTTAATTGATAGGAATTAACATATGGTCTACCACCACTTTCTTCATCATAAATGTCTACAAATTCAGTTATTTCATGAAGATGATATTTAATACTTTTTATAAAAAACTCAGGGTTTATCATTTGTGATATATCTTTAACTTCAACAATCTCAAACCCATTTTTACTAGCTACTTCTTTAACTCTATCCATAGTTTGAGGGTAATATTTAAAAAAGTTTTCAAATTGTTCTCTGTTTGCAACTTTCTTTTCATTATCACATATATCAAACCATTCCTTTATAAATAAAATTCCACCGTCTACTAATACTTTATTTGCATTTTTAAATGTATTCTCAATATCAGAATAAAATAAAGTTTCCAAGCAAAAACAATGAGTCATATTACGACCTGTATATGTGTACATATTCTCTAATTTAAAAATATTAGTTGGAAAATTTAATTGAGATGCTTTTACACATTCCTCACTATTTGAAATCCCCTCAGCATAGCAAATTTGATTTAATTTATTAACAAAAAATCCTGTACCACAACCAAAATCTACTACTTTAGATTGCTCATTAACTCCACTTTCCTTAATTAAATAATCCGCAAATTCATCCCCACTTTGACCAATAAATCCAGCATGATAAAAGGGAACTTCATCTACGTGACCAAATAAATCTTTAGATTGGAGTTCATAATATTCTTTTTCAGTTTTCCAAGGATATTCTTTCTTCAACATAATTTTATCC